CGTGGGAGGCCGAACTCGAGGAGAACATCCGCCGGGTCGATCTGACGTGGCAGGAGAAAGCGCAGGCCACCGCCGAGCTGATGGAACTACGCAAGGCGCAGGCCGAGGACGCCGGCCAGCCAGTCCCCAAGGTGCGCGACATCGCCGCCGAGGTCCGGCCGGATGATGCCTACGAGCAGGCCCACACCACCACCCGTAACGAGTTGATCGCCTCCCGCTTCCTCGACGACCCCGAGGTGAGGGCAGCGCCATCCCTCAAGGAGGCAGTGAAGATCCTCAAGAAGCGAGAGGAACGCCGCCAACAGGCGGACCTTGCCGAGATGACTGGTGCTGCCTTCTCAAGCAGCGTTCACCGCCTGGAGCACTGCGAGGCTGTCCAATGGATGTGTGGGGCTCAACCCGCGCAGTTCGACATCATCCTCACCGACCCACCTTACGGTATGGGCGCACACGAGTTCGGCAACTCCGGCGTCGGCGTCTCGGCGGCTGCGCATTTCTACGACGACAGCCCTGAGATGTGGTTGAACATCATGAAGTACTTTGCGAAGCAGTCCTTCCGCCTTGCGAAGGCGGATGCGCATCTGTACGCCTTTTGTGACGTCGACGGATTTGCCGCGCTGCGCACGATGCTTGGCGGTGCCGGCTGGACAGTCCACCGCACCCCCCTGATATGGCACAACCCGGACGGTTTCCGAGCGCCGTGGCCGGAGCACGGCTGCCAGCGGAAGTACGAGTTCATCCTGTACGCACGCAAGGGCGAGCGCAAGGTCAATCAGCTGAAGGGCGATGTGCTGATGTACTCGAAGGACCCGTCGCAGGGCCACCCAGCGCAGAAGCCCGTGCCTTTGCTCGTCGACCTCTTGCGTCGGAGCGCACGGCCCGGCGACACCGTCTTCGACCCGTTTATGGGGTCTGGCTCAACCGTCGAGGCCGCCCACGAGCTGAAGCTCGCGTGCGTGGGGCTGGAGCAAGACGCTTCGGCCTACGGCATCGCGGTGAAGCGCGTGAAGGGGCTGGCCGCATTCGAGGAGGCGCTGCTGTGAGCGAAAAGCGTTACGAAAATGGCCGTGTCGTGGGCGGATACAGCTTGCACGAAGCTGAGATGCCGGATAGATGTCAGCCGTATCATCATGCCTGCCCGGAGGCGCGTGTAGTAGACTGCTGCAAAGTGATGCCTGACCGTGACATCCTAGAGTGCCCTCACTGCGGTAAGCAGTGGTCAGCGCGGTGTAGTTTTGACGAGGACTGCTCATGACCGACCCCGACCACAAGTGGCACCGCCGGTCCGACGGCAGCATCGACCTGTGGGCCGTGTACACGCAGGGCTTGGGCTACCCCGAAGAGCATACAACCGCCCAGGCCTACCTCCTCGAGGTCGAGCGGGTCCGCCCGTTGGTCTCGTCGGAGGCCGCTGCCACAGCGATCGCAACTGCGAGGCGCTTTCAACTTATCAAGGACGCGTGATGTACCCCGCCATCATCCTAGACACCGAGACCACCACCAACAAGGAGACGCCGGACCGCCCGCTCGAGGTGATTGAGTTGGCGTGGCAATCACTGGCCGCGCCCAATGCTGTCGTGCAGGGCTTCCGCCAGCTGTACAAGCCCACCATGCCGGCAACCTTCGGCGCCACGGCGGTTCACCACATCCTGCCCCTCGAGCTGCTCGACAAGCCGCCGTCAGCGCAAGCGCGGGAGGACCTGCCGCGCGCCGAGTACTGGATCGGCCACAATATCGACTTCGACTGGAAGGCGCTCGGCAGCCCGCCCGGCGTCAAGCGCATCTGCACGCTCGCCCTGTCGCGCAGCTTGTGGCCCGAGTGCGACGCCCACACCCTGTCAGCGATGATGTACTTCCTCAAGGGGGCAAACGCGCAGACCCGCGATCGCCTGCGCAACGCCCACTCAGCAACCGCCGATTGCGAGTTCGTCCTCGACATCCTCGGCGACATTATGGAGCACCTCAAGATCCACGACCTGCCGGGCCTGTACGCCGCCTCCGAGGACGCCCGCATCCCGCGCAAGATGACCTTCGGCAAGTTCGCCGGCGAGCCTATCTCGGCGGTCGATCGCGGCTACGCCAGCTGGTACGCACGGCAGCCAGACCCTGATCCCTACCTGCTTCTGGCGTTCCGCCGGCAAGGCCTCCTGCGGTGACCCAGCCCCGCATCACATCTTTCCTCGAGGCCAACGCCAACACCTGGGTTGGCTTCATCCTTTCCATGCTGATGTGGGAGTTCGTGGTGAAGCCCTTGTGGGGCTTTTCCACTTCCATCGGCGACAACCTCGGCATCACAACCTTGTTTGCGGCGGCTTCGGTCGCCCGCGGATATGTGATCCGGCGGTACTTCAACTGGAGACACAATGCTTCACGCACACAGCGGTGACGGCCCAATCCCCGCCAAGATTATGCTCGTCGGCGAGGCCTGGGGGAGCGAGGAAGAGCGCACCCTTTTGCCCTTCATGGGCGGCTCGGGGCAAGAGCTGAACCGCATGCTGCACGATGCCGGGATCATGCGCTCAGAATGCTACGCGACGAACGTAGTCAATGCTCGACCGCCGGGCAACCGCATTGAGGCCTGGATTACCGGCAAGCGCAAGGACATCACCCCGACGATGCGTCAGCTGCGCAACCTCTGGGCCGAGCCGATTGTGCATCAGGGCTTTGCGCGCTTGCTGCAGGAAATTCATCAAGTGCAGCCGAACGTCATCATCGCGCTGGGTAACACAGCAATGTGGGCACTGACCGGCCAGACCGGCATCACAAAGTGGCGAGGCTCGCAGCTTAACTGCACGATCCCCCGCGAGCTGTATCCAGAGGGTATCCTTGCGCCAGGGGAGCGCACATGGACAGGCAAGCTCATCCCGACGCTCCACCCCGCGCTTATCCTGCGCATGTTCGACCAGCGCCCGCTGGCTGTGCTTGACCTCAAGCGGGCGGCCAAGGAGCGCGCAACCGAAGAATACACCAACGTCCCCTCCTGGAAGTTCCACGTCAAGCCCACGCTTGCTGAGTGCCTCGAGATCCTCGCTTACCTGGAACGTGGCCTCGACAACGGCGCCGTCGAGTGGATCGACTTCGACATCGAGACAGCCGCCGGCCACATCGAGTGCGTCGGGCTGTCCTGGTCGCGCACAGACGCCCTTATCATCCCCCTCATGTGTCGGGACGACCCGCACGGATACTTCGCTACCGCCACCGACGAAGCCGCAGTCGTCTACGCCCTGTACCGCGTCCTAACCCATTCCAACGTGAAGGTGCGCTGGCAGAACGGCCTGTACGATGCGCAGTACACGTACCGCCACTGGCACTTCGTTCCGCGCGGTGCGCAGGACACAATGATCTCCCACCACAGCGTGTACTGTGGGCTGCCCAAGTCGCTGGCCTTCCAAGCCTCGATGTACTGTGACCATTACGTCTACTGGAAGGACGACGGCAAGGTGGCCGATGCCAAGGTCCCCGAGGAGCGGCGGTGGTTCTACAACGGTACTGACTGTGTGCGGACGCGCGAGGTCGGAGAGGTCACCGCCAGCGTCATCGAAGCCTACGGCATGCAGTCCGTAGACGCATTCCAGCAGAAGTTCTTCTGGCCAGTCCTCCAGTGCATGCAGCGCGGCGTCCGCATCGACCTCAAGCACCGCGATGCGCTGCGCGAGGAGCTGATGGAGGAGATGTCAACGCGCGAAGATTACTTCCGGCACGTTCTGGGCCACGAGCTGAACCCGTCGAGCAAGACTCAGATGCAGACCCTCTTCTACGAGGACCTGAAGCAGCAGAAGGTCTGGTCCAAACCGAAGCCCGGCATGCCTGCCACACTGACATGCGACAAGGCCGCCCTCAAGCTGATCGGCCTGCGTGAGCCCATCTTGCTGCCCCTCCTCAAGGCGATCGCCGAGTATCGTAGCCTGGGCGTGTTCCTTAAGACATTCGTGCTGGCCAAGCTCGACATCGATCAGCGGATGCGCACGAGCTACAACATCTGTGGGGCGGAGACGTTCCGCTTCTCGTCGCGCAAGAACGCGTTCGACTCTGGCACCAACCTTCAGAACATCCCGAAGGGGGACGAGGCGAGCGAAAGCGAAGCCGACGACGAAGACGAGATGGCCGGCCTGCATCTGCCGAACGTCCGCAAGATCTTTGTGCCCGACGGCGGCTACGAGATGTTCGACAAGGACCTCAGCAAGGCGGACTTGCGGATCGTTACCTGGGAAGCGGACGAGCCCGAGATGAAGGCAATGCTGAAGGAAGGCCGCGACCCTTACGTGGAGATTGCCCGTGAATTCTACAAAGACCCCACCATCAACAAGACTCGCTCAGACGGAAGTGAGAATCCGAAGTACCGAACCTTCAAGTCGTTCGCTCACGGTACTCATTATCTGGGCACGCCCTACGGACTTGCCGGACGACTTGGTCTTTCAGTACATCAAGCGGAAAGTACGCAGCGTTGGTACTTTGGCCGCTTCCCCAGGATTCGAGCTTGGCAAAACGACTTTTGTGCCGCCCTTCGCTCCCGCCGCTACGCGACAAACATTTTTGGTTATAGACGATATTATTTCGACCGAGTCACCGACAAGACCTGCCGCGAAGCTATAGCCTGGGTGCCACAGTCGACGGTCGCCCTGTACATCAACAGGATTTGGATGAACGTCTACGAGCGCTACCCGCACATCCAGATTCTTCTTCAAGTGCACGACTCGCTGGTCGGCCAGTTCCCGATGCATCGGCGGGCCGAGTGTCTGGCGCAACTCGACGAGGCTTCGCAGATCGTCCTTCCCTACGACGACCCGCTGATTATCCCGAGCGGCACGAAGACATCGACTATTTCTTGGGGACATTGCTGATGACCCGCATCCTCAAGGATTGGCTTCCCGCCTACCTCGACTATACCGCCGGCACCGAGGCGCCCCGTCTAATGCACTTCTGGGCTGGCGTCTCTTGCATCGCTGCGTGCCTCCGCCGCAAGGTCTGGATCGACATGAAGCGGTTCAAGTGGACACCATCCTTCTACATCATCTTTGTGGCGCCGCCGGGAGTCGTGTCGAAGACCACAACGATGGACATGGGGATTGATCTGCTGAAGGCAGTGCCGGGCATCAAGTTCGGCCCAGATGTCGTAACGTGGCAGGCGCTCGTCACGGCCTTCGCCGCCTCCCAGGAGGACTTCCTCTACGGCGAGGACTTCATCCCGATGTCCCCACTAACCCTGGCGTCCGGCGAACTAGGCAACCTGCTCGACCCGCAAGACCGCAACATGGTGAACCTCTTCATCGCCCTGTGGGACGGCCGCGGGAGCTTCGAGAAGATCACTAAGGGCTCTGGCACGGACATCATCAGCGCCCCGTGGATCAACCTGATCGGCTGCACTACCCCACACTGGATTGCCGACAACATGCCAGCTGCGACAGTGGGCGGCGGCTTCACCTCACGCTGCGTGTTCGTCTATGCCGACCGGAAGGAGACGTTGATCGCGCTACCCGACGAGCACACTCGGCCAGATCATGAGGCCTATGGCGCGGCGCTGACCGCCGATCTGGAGCACATGGCGAACAACCTCGTCGGCCCGTACACCATCCTAGAGGAGGCCCGCGCATGGATTCGCGACTGGTACGCCGCCCTGTGGGCGCCCGAGCAAATGCAGCTGGACGACAAGCAGCTCGAGGGCTACCGTGCGCGTAAGCAAACGCACATGATGAAGCTCGCCCTGGTGCTGTCCGCCTCGCGCGGCGACTCCATGGAGATCACCCTGGAGGACGTCGTCCTAGCCGACAAGATGCTGTCCGCCACGGAGCCTAATCTGGACAAGGTCTTCTCACGTATCGGCCGGACGGAGGACTCACTACAGGCGGAGCGCTTCATCGACTTCGTCAAGCGGTACGGCAAGGTCCAGTATATGAAGGCGTACCAGCACATCCACTCGTACTTCCCGGATTTCCGAGACTTCGAGGGCGTGCTGGCTGGCGCAATCAAGTCAGGGCAAATCCAGATGCGCTATGAGGGGAATAGCACGCAACCAGAGCACGCATTTCTGGTGTATGTGGGCGCGTGAAAATGCGCAATTATGCGCACGCACTATTCGCAGCCAAAGATTATCTGGCTCACGAACTGCCAGCCGGACGAAGGGGAGTTGAAAACGATACTCGTAATAAACTGAGTTGGATAGCCATTAGCCACAAGATCGGCGGAGGTAATCAGCACAGCATTAGTATCCCAATCATCGCCCCCTGCCGCCGAGCTTGAGGGGCGATTGCGAAGTATAGAGCCGCCGCCCTGGACAATGATATTGAATGTAGTAATATCGCCATAAAGCCAGGTCATTACGACTTTACGAACTTGGATAATTGCTGGATTAATGTTGACTATAAATCCATGCGGATCAAACGAAGCAAAGCCAATGCCAGACGTGCCAACCGGCGGCGGTAACGCGGATATGTAAGGTCTGCCCCACAAAGTCCGCAGCTCATAAGTGATTATCTCGAAACCGTCTACGGCATAACTCGGCCAAACACCTCCGGCGGTTATGATAGTATCAGAGCGCCAGTCAAGGCAACTAATGACCGGAGAAATCGCCTCAAAAGACAACGTCTGCGTATCGACAGCAGCGTCGTTCGATACGGAGGCCTCAATCTCGTAAGTCCCTTCGGCGTATGTGTGCGACGCAGTGCAGCTCTCGACGACAGTCCCATCGCCGAAGTCGATTGAGCAAGTAACCGGGCATGCAACCGGGTCTGGCGTAGTCGTAACGCGAGTCACATGCACGGTGAGGGGATCTGATTCATCTGCCTCCACTGTAAATTCGGCAACAGGCGGTGTGCACAGCGTGACAAAGTTGTCTCCGCAGCACATACGCACCCAAGGTACCGGCGTCGGGTCCGCCAGTCCGCGTACGAAATCCTGCGGATGTCGAGGCTCCCAGCACCACTCGCACAGCATGAACCCGTGCCAGTCGCGCTTCAGCTTGCTCGCCTTGAACTTGGCGCAGCAGCGGTCGCAGCAGGCGTTGTAATCGCCGGGTGCGTAGTAATCGGAACGTCCTTTGGTGCTCATTCCTTAGCCTCCTCACGAGCCTTACGGGCCGCCTCACGTTCGCGGGCTTCCTGGCCAGCTTCGGTTCCATGCCAGTAAACATACGGGCCGATCAGCGGCAGATAGCGCAATGCCTTCGGATCGCCGCTAACGATATGATCCCACACCCGCCAGGGCGGCAGGGCCATCGAAGCAACTGCCTCAATCCGCTCACCGCGCTCCAAGGCCGCCAGCGTGTATTGCGACAGGCCAAACACTTTGGTAGCGTTAAGCAATACATCGCCAATACTCACATCGACATCCTTGCCGTACAGAAAGTCCATGACAGCCGCCGTTGTTGCACCAGAAACGCCAAGGGCCATACCGAAACGCATCAAGCGGTTGGCCCCACGCAGCACTCGATGCCGCTCGCCGGTCTTGAAGCCTGCGCGAATTTCATTGTAAGCTTCTCGCCGAAGGTTGTCAATCTGCTTTAGCTGAAAGCTGCGCAACATAAACAAGATTCGCGCGTTCGGGTGCTTAAGCGCCAGTTCAGATTGCGCCAACTTCGTAATCGGCTGCACATTCGACAGCTCGCGAAACAGCATTGAGTCTACCAACGGACTGCGCACGCCAGCGCGCAGGTCGGAAATCAGCTGCGGAAAATCCGTCGGCCCAAAGTACTCGGCGTAGCGATCAGTCAGATTGCGCAGACCGTTTGCCGTCCGTGACTGTTGCTGAAAGTCCCTCAGCTTTCCGTTGAGGAAGAGCGACTTACCCAGCGTGTCCACCGGCGACAAGCCAGTCTTGAGGGCCTTGTCAAGCAGTTTTGCGGTGGCCCGCGTCCCGGTAAGCTCCTCTGCGATATGGTTGACGATCCCCATATCACGCAGTGTGACTCGGCCGGGCTTCTGGCCGACAAGCTGCGCCGCGGCATAGATAGTGGGAAGCAGCCGGTTAGCCGCCACATTCGTATAGATGTCGCCCACCTGCGCAATACCTGCGTAGGGGTTGCCGAGCAAGAACAGATTGGTCGTGTTACGAATATCCTGCAACCACCCAGCCATCGAATGCTCGCCTGGGCCGAAGCGATGCAGCAGCATCTGGTGCAGCTCCTGTACCTGCTCCGGCGATACTCGGCCGGCGGCCTTTTCAGCCATCAGCAAATTGCCGATAGACTTCTCAAGATCCATCTTACCTGTTACCGGGTCCTTGACCTCGAAGTCCTTAAACAGGCGCGCCTTTTCGATAGCGTTCGAAGCCGCACGTGCGTACAGCAACAAGCCCTCGTCCGGCTGCGCGTAGAACGGTAGGTATTGCTGCGTAACCTCCCCAATCACGCGCTTGCGGAGGAAGCCAGCCTTCTTCCCGATTCCGCGGTACTCGCCAGAGGTAAGGAATTTGTTTGTGATGTTGGAGACTTCGATAGGTGAAAGTGGTGCACCGGTAAGCTTAACCGAGCGTTTCTCCGCCGCGTCAATTAGGGCGTGCAAGCGGTCGCCGTCATCCTTCCCCATCGCTTTGCGCAGGCCGGCATAGTCAGTCACCATACGCGTGAAGTACTCTGGACGCAGATCCTTAAGCAGTCCGTACTTCTGCAGCTCCTTGCCGATTTCGAGCTGCCCCGCGATTGCGGCTTTGTACGCGGCGACCAACGCAGGACTACCTGCCCTGCCAAGTGCCGGCAAGATCTTGCCCGGCTCGTTGGTTGTCAGTGCCGCGCGCAACGCTTCCTTCTCCGGGCCTTTCTTGACGGCTTTCCAGGCCTTCACAAAGGGCGCAAACGCGATCCCACTTTCGTGGGCACGCTTCATCGAAGCAAACTCGAAATCGGTGAGCCGCCGGAGTAACGCTTGCGACATGTTGCCCAGCCGCGTCTCGAGTGCCCCCAACGTATAGTCAAGTTTGCTGACCGCGGCTCGCGCAAAGTCAGACAGCCCGCCGTGCTTCGACGCCGCCAAGGCGGCTAGACCGGCGGCAGCAAATCCGAGGGTGGCGCCGAGCCTGCCCTTCGAATCCTCGTTATCGCTGAGGTATTGCTCGATCCACTTGCCGGCATAGACGCCGACACCAAGAGCCGCAAGAGTAGCCATCAGCTCAACTTGACCAAAGCCGAACTGCTGAGCCCGCGGTCCGGCCGGCATGCGCTTCGTCCCCTCGACCGGAACCTCCAGCCAGGTGTGGCCGGCCGAGTCTTTGTAGGGCTTGCCGCCGAGCTGCTTGAGGAATTTTTCAACGTCGCCGGCGTAGCGGTCGTAGATGCCTTGGTGCTCGGGGGAGAAGCGAGGGGGCGGCGGTGCCTCTGCTTGTGCTTTCTCTGCTTTAGTAAGCGCGGATTGAACTTGATCGAACCAGTCCTCGCCGGCAGTGTAACCCAGCTCTTTAATGCGGGCAAGTTCATCCCGAAGATCGACAACCTTCTGATCAACTTCGCGCAGACGGGCCTCCGGCCACCCCTCCACCTTGGCGACTGTGTCGGCGGTGGCGAAACGGACGAATGGCTGAGGGGGAAGGCGCTCGGGGATCGCTTGCAATTTGGCTGCGTCAGCTTGGATTTCTTCTTGCAGCGCAGCCAGCACAGAGGTGTGTGGGCCTTCCCATTCTTTGGCGTAGCGGATCTTGTTTTTCAGTTCTTCACGGGCAGCTACGTACTCAGGATTCATCGCGCCCCGCGCCGCACTCGCCAGCTCCTCGCGCACGAGACGCTTGTGCCAGTTCTTGAGCATGGGGGAGATGGCGGCAATGTTTTCGCCGGCACCAAGCTTCGCCGAAAGCTCGTCAAGACGCAGGTTAACTCGGTTATCAAGTATCTTTAGAGATTCTCCAGGCACATAAGGTATGTCTGCTGCATCAGCCAATTCGCGGGCGCGGTTACGCTCCTCCATGCCATAAGGTTTGTCTTTAGTAGCAATTTCATCTAGGTACTTGCTGACATTTTCAGCCAAAGTAAACTGCGCTTGTATAGTAGCACGTTCCTCGGGCGTCAGCACCTTCCCCGCTTTCTGCGCCAGATCGCTCTGCAGTTCCACCACATGCTTGACGCCGCCCTCTTCGAAGCTGCGCGTGTGGGCAAAGTAGTTCGGATCGCCGAAGTGGTTGTTAGTGCCAAGCTCGATGGGGGAGCGGTAGATGGTGGTGGTGGCCTGCGGAGCCGTCGGTCGACCCTGTTCGTGCTCTGCGCGTAAAGCCGCTTCTTCCGCAGGGGTTGCGTTGTCAGGAATCCATGGATCGTCACTGAATTTGTTGTAGACTTTACGGTCGATATTCTTGAGCCCATAATCCGCATATTGATCGCTCGCAATTGGCTTCAGCTCGAAATCGCCAGTAACCTGTTTCACCCCCGCCATCAATTGCTTGGCAGTAATCGTATCCTCAAGACCTTCACGCGATGGAAGTGGGCGATCTTGTATGGCCCCGCGCACAGCGTCAAGGCCGAAGTCGTACCGCTGCGGCTGGGTGCCGCCAAGCGCTGCACGAGCACTTACCGCACCCTCCGCTTTAAAGGGCGAGCGTGTAGTCTCCAACACCTCACGCAGAATGCCGCGTTCAGCTTCGGTTATTTCCGGCCGAGTCAGCAGCTCTTCTATTTCGCGAAAGGTGAAACGCGAGCGGTTCCCTGGCAGGTTCTCCAGCGTGTTGAGCGTGGTCGCGGAAGCGTCCCGAAACGTCCGCAGCGGAGTGTCGTCAGCCGCCGTGCGGATGGCGTCCAGCGTCAGGCCTTTCCCCTTGCCCAGCATCAGCGCGCCAGCGCCGATCGCCATAGCAGCCTCGCTCGCGTCCGGCTCGTAGGTCATTGCGAGGCCCAGGCCAGTCGCGCCGACAGCCGCAGCCGTCAGCAACTTGGGGTCGGCGGCAAAGCCTTTCTTGTTGGACGGAAGTGTCTCGAGACGAAGGGCAGCGCGTTCGGCCTCCGTTAGGGAAAGGGGCTTACCGCGAGCAAGCTTCTGCATGCCGGATTGCACCGCAGCCGAGACACCTCCACGCATGTCGCCAGCTTGCGGGGGCAGTGTAGCCTGCCGTTGTTCGACCTGCCCCTCAGCCAGCCGCTGCATGCGGTCCGCCTCGTTCAGGTCGAGACCGCGCGCGGATTTGGTCTCGGCGTCCAGGCCGGGCTCTTGCGCGAAGGCAGCCCGGGCGTTGGCGCGTGCCTGCTCGCGAGCCTTCTTGCGCGCATTGGCTTCGTCAGCCAGTTGACGTTGACGGGCCTCGGCAGGACTCTCGGCACGTTCGCCCGGCTTAACCACTCGGCCGGTTGGTGTCTCGACGTAGCCAGGTGCCGCAAACGGTTGGGGTTGTGGAGCGCCGGGCTCCGTCTTGAACCCAAGCAGCTTTGCCCTGGCGGCAACCTGCTGCGATTCCGGCAGCCCACGAATGTAGGTCTCGGCCTCCGCCCGCGTGCTGACGCTGCCGTCAGGAAAGGAGATCATTGGCTCGTTGCTGCCAAGGCCGAGTTGCAGCGGCTTGTCGCCCTGCTGCATGCGCGCGGTTTCCCGCAACGACGCATCCAGGTTCACTGCCTCGAGCCACTTCGCCGCTTCCTGGGCTTTCGCGCGAGACATGCGCGCCTTGCCAACCGCCTCGACGCCCTTCACGCCTAGCGCGCCGAAGCTCAGATTCACCAGCGACAGCACGTCCTCCTTTAGGACTTGTCCCTTCGACAGATGCTCGATGTTTTCGCCGAGCTGCCCTGCGCGAGCCATCGCTGCCGAGAAGCCTTGCTCGATCGGCGTCTCGTCGGAACCGACAACGCCCCAGTTACGCAGCGTCGACAACACCGGCGAGCCGTAGGTCTCGTTGATGCGCGCAGCGTCCGCGGCCGCCTCTTCCGCGATCTCACGCCGAGACATATTCTTGCCGCGCCCGAAGCCAAGGCCCTGCTCGATCGCCCGCTGGCCGCGGGTGAGTTGCTCGCGTGCGGCAGCAAGCGGCATGGCAAACAAGCCTGTTGCGATCAGGTCGACAAGCTCCGCGCTACCCGCGACAAGGCCCTCACCGAAGCCGGGCTTACGCTTGACCTCTGACGTCAGGTCTTCCGCGCTCGCCGGCTTCGGCAGGCCTGGCGTGTTGTACTTCTTCCACTCGCGTGCGCCCTTCTTCGAGAGGAATGGCATGCCGCCGGCCTCGCTCTGAAACGAGGGCAGCGCATCCATAGCCAGCCCCGGAGCGGTCGAGCCAAACTCCAACTCGAGGCGCTCATCCTTCGGCGGCACAGGCCGCGATGGCAGCTGTGAGAAGTCTGTGATCTGGCCGGACGATGCCGGTTTGCCGGCAGGCGTAGCCGTGCCGCGTGAGGGCAACTGCGAGAAGTCGGTGATGGGCACGATTACTCCTCGTCGTCAGCAAGCGGGTTGTTGGCTGGTGGGCGCAGAGCGGGTGCAGCCGCCGAGCGTTTCAGCTCTTCTGGATCAAACATCTTGATCGAGCCGTCCTCCATCCGGTAGTACTGGTTGGGTTGGAGGTCTTCCAGATACATCCCCTTCTTCACTGGAATGGGCTTGCCGAAGGAGCCTTGCGTGGGCTTATAGGTTGTGTCGTTGGAGAACAGGCCGTTGTCAATCTTCAGGTCCCCGCGAGCAATCGCATCCTTCATGACCTGAGCACGAGCTTCCGGCACGCTAATACGGCGCTTCTGCGCCATGTATTTGGCCTCATCAGCCATGTCGCGAGCCTGGACAGCCAAGGCATCCTTGTTGCCGACATGGTAGCCAAGTTCCTTCAGCTCCTTCTTCACCGCATCGACTTCTTCTGGGGAGGAAATCCCGATCGGCTTGTCGTTCTTGTCCCGCGCAACCGCCTCGCCAGCTTTGACCTTCGCATCAACCTGATCGCGATAGGCTTTGCTGTTCGCTTCGTGCACAGCAACATCGCGCTCGCGCTGCGCATTACGGACTTTGGAGTCGTTCTGCTTGCGCGCAAGGTCAGCTTGTTTGAGTTGCAATTCGAGTTTGTTGTTCGCTGTCTTGCTGTTGGCGACAAAGCGGCTAACCCACACCGGATCATATGTGGTCGGGAAATCGGATATGTCAAGTCCTTTGAGGAGCGGGCTTTGCTGCAACTCCATCAGGACAGCGCCGTAGGCTTTAGCGTCGCCAACAGGTATTCCGGCAAGACGCTGCTCAACATAACTCAACTTTTCCTGCGTTGCTCGTGTACGACGAAGCTCTTCGGATGCCTTAGACGCGTCAGCAGCCGCTTGTTGCTGCACGACTTGACTAGCCACCTTCGTAGCATCCTCCATACCCTTAAGGTTACCAGACTTCCCCTCAAGCCAGGCAATGCGGCGCAGCTGCTCTGTCAGGTCATCGAGCGTGGGGGCTTCAGCGGTTGCTGGCGCGCCGCCAAAGGCCTCACCGTACATTGCAGCTCGTTTGCCTTCTGCCGCGGACTGGGCGTCAAGGTTACGTGCCTGCGCCTGATTCAACGCCGACAGCGACTTCTGGTGCTCCGCTTGTCCCGCGCGCAGCATCGTCGTGCCAGCCAGGTCCGCTAGCTGGCGCTGATCCTCGTCGTATGCGCGGAAGCCGGAGGGCGTCCCAAACAGTTCGTTCGGCATATCAGCCCCCAGCAGCCATGCGCTCAAGTGCGCGCTGGATGTAAAGATTAGCCATATAGCCAGGCTGCGTTGACGGCGCCACTCCGTAGCCGATGGAGCCGAGAGACTTGCTCGCCAGATCAGCGGCGCCTAATTGGCCAGCGCCGGGGGTCTGCCCGGCACCAGCAAGGCCCGCAAGCCGCTGTGCTTCCTGGTTGTAGAAGTCGCCGGAATAACGCATCAGCGCGCCGACCTGATTGCCGGAGCCGCCGTACCCGCGGGAGGCTGCATTGCGGTTGATCGTCTCGACGCCAGCCTGGAAGCCGGGGCGCGTCTGGATCTGGCTCGGATTGGACTCGAGCTGTTGTAGGGCAGCGCCGTACCCAGGACGATACTGCGCGAACGGGTCGGAGACCTCGCGGGCGTCACCCGCCAGCTTCATCCCGTAGATGCCGGAGCCAGCGTTGAGGAGCCGCGAGATAAGGCTACCGTAGCCGCCGGTCGTTCCGCCAGGACCTCCGCCGCCAGACAGCCCGGACGCTAGCTGAGACAGCCACGACGCGCCAGTCGCCGCGGACCCGATGCCTGCAGCACCTCCAGCCATGCCGGCGCTCATGCCAAGCGATCCCGCCGGCACCGATGAGCCGCCCATCAAGGCTGCCAGCTCCGGCGCCATTGACAGATCAGCAATTGCGCCGCCGGCCGCACCCGGCAGCGTACTGCCAAAGCCGCTGGCCATCCCGGAAAGGTAAGGCGCCGCAGCGTAGCCTGCCCCGGCGGTCAAGGCAAGCGGCCCCAGTACATTGTAAGCTCCAACTGCCCCTCCGCCGTTCGGGTCCATGCCCAACCAGTCGTCGGCGACCGTATCACCAAGGACGCTGCGAGCCGCACTATAAATGCCGCCGCCGTTCGGGTCGAAGCCGAGGACGTCGTCAAACAGTTTGCCGAAAAAGCCCATACAAGCTCCTAGTTGATGCGGCGCAAGATCAGCAGGCGCCCTGAGATAATGTCGAAATATGCGTTGCCTGTGCTGGTACTGCCACTTCCGATGCTGGCGGTTGGCCCATCCGCAACAGCATTTCCTGTAATTCCTGTGACGACGATACCGAGATAAAGAGTTGCCGTTGACCCATCGGCGACCGTATTCCCGGCCGTGCAGCTTATCGTGACATCGCTGGAATTGGAGACACTGGCGGTTGAGCCGTTTGCGACTGCATTGCCAGTATCGGCACTGATCGTCGTGTCACCAGAAACGGAAGCCGCAGCGCCATTTGCTACGGCATTTCCGACGAGGCCGGAAACAACTATTTCAGTGTTTAGGTTGGCAAGTGCGCCATCCGCAACAGCGTTGCCAGCGCTTGCGCTTATGTATGTTTGCTGGTTGACATTTGCTGTAGAGCCATCTGCAGCGGCATTGCCGACTGTTGCCGTTATGGTGTTTGTAAAAAGTACCGACGTTGGCTGTCGCGCAATAACGCGACTAGGCCACCAAGGTCGGTACCGGAACATCGTCACTGGTCAGTTTCTGTTAGGCCAATTCGCGCACGTACAGCGTGCCGCTCATTGTGATTGAGTCGGCCGGGGCTGTTTGCCGAACGACGATGGTTGTGTTTGCCTGGGTCGCGGCTGGGCGGATCCCCTCCGGGAACCAGTTGATATAGCCAGCCCGAACATTCCATGCCCCCGTATGCAGAGTCACTGAGGTGCCGGTATTTGCAACTGTGGTGTTGTTGACCTCGGCTGCAAATCCGGCAGCGGTATCAGAAGGCGATAGCGGCGCGGGCGTAGGTGCAGACCCGCCTGAACCGCTCGTGGTAAAGCCCCGAATAATGCTGATCTGCAGTTGCTCATCCTGGGCGTCGCCGGAATCGGTCGTCTGCCCGAGTTCGATACCGACAATCTCAACAGGCTTATCATCTGCCGGGCTGATTTCAAATAGGTCCTGTGCTGCGGTGACAGCAACTGCAGAGAAGACAACCGTGTAGATTCGACCATTCATAAAATACCCCTAAAAATTCAATATTGGACGCGGGAAAGCGCGTGAAAGACGGCCGGGAGAATAAGCAGATGCTCCGCCAGCCAAATCTATTACCTCAAAGTTCTCGTACCTTGTGTTCATCGCGAAATCGCACAATCCCCATTTGGTGTTTGTTGACCCGCTGGACGATGACGTTGTTATGCGTGTTGTGCCATTTTGTTTAAGTAAAATGTTATCTGAGGAGTCAATCGACAGCAGCCACACATCCCCAACAGTGTGAGTAACTGTGGCTGAGGGGCCGATCTGGGTGAATGTTCCGCCAACTTTCCGATAAACGTAGCAGACTGTTGAATTACTAACAACCTGCCCATAAATAAAGTTGTTATCGTTTGCCAGTCTCCCAACAAGCCCTCCGTTGCCTTGTGCGGCAACCGTGAAGGAAACACTACATGTTGCCGACGACGCCTCAAGATATGCTGACTGAAACGCGGCAGACGAAACTTTGTAGCCGGTGTTTGAAGAAATCCCCCATGTGCCGGCCGCCGCAACCCAATCAGAGCCACCATCACTGGGCGACCCCAGTGCAGATGTTGAGTCGGCTCTATTGAAATTATCTGAACGATTGGCCACGGTGTATCGTCAATTCTCGTCTAGATCAAAGTCGTTGGCGTCAAATGCTGGCGTGTTTAATCGCCCATAATGGTTAATGACATCGCGCAGCCCATCGGCGTTGTCCCATACGTTATCAACGGCATTCTTTGTGAGCCCCAGCGCAACAATGTCGTTCTTGCATTTTGTTTTTGTCGGTGTGTGAATGGTTGATACCTTGGAATCAAGCGACACCAAGGGGAACTCGATCAGCTCCGGGTCATTTACAAAACGACTATGCACTTTGGCGCCGACAAGCACCAACAGCGCCTTTTGCGTCGGTATGCCGGTGATCGGATCAACGGCAATTTCGCCTCCAGCGTATGTTGCATCGGCGTATTCCTGCAATCGGTGCCTGTAGGCAGTACCCATGCCAGGGATTTCTACCGCCTTGATTTTAGATAGATAATACCGTTTCATGTCAACTCCTTCAGGGTTGCAGATCGCGCCGCGCGTTAGCTCTGGGTGATCGTCAGGATGTCATTGCTGGCGCCTGACCAGTCAATGATTACCTGCCCAGAAACCAGCGACAGCGTGCCGCCCGAACTCAGCTCGATAAACGCGATCGCCCGCTTGTTGGCGTCCGTGTCGTTGTAGATGATGCCATAAGCGCCGTTGGTGAAGCCGCTGGCATCCTGCGCCATCGTGATCGTGTCGGCGCGCAAAGTCGGCACATTGCTAACCAGTGCCCAGGTCTGCGAACCGCCGCCACCGCTTGAAATCTCCAGCGTCTTCGGTCCTGTGTAGCTGGTGCCGCCGGTGGCGACCTGATTCGTTGCGAAGTTCGTGGTCCCTGTTCCGCCCCAATGGGGGGCCGCCGTGCTCAGAGACGGAACCGTCGCCGTGGTGACAATGCCGAGCTTGAGCGTGTCGCCGTTGATATTGTGGAGCTTGTTGCCCAGGTCTTCGAGCGCCTGAGCGAACCACTTGATTGTTCCGGTTGCCATAGTTTGTCCTTATGAATAGGAAAGGGATGCCCGGTTATCCCAGACATTGTCGAATGAGTCATTGCCATCAGCCCACTGAATCGTAACATCTCCATCCGCAGCGTAGGTAAGCTTTTGAATCTGCCACGCGGCCGCCGAGGTTGCCACGCCTGGATCGGCCCGCCCATAGTAAGCATACGTGGGCGTGGACGAGTCCTGATCGTACTGGGTTGCGTAGTTTGCGGTCAAGGATGCCAACTCCAGTTCGAGGGCCGTGACGCGCAAGGACAGAGCGGCGACCTGCGTGTTAAGGGCAGTAAGATCGGTGCCTGTGCTTGACGAACCGGAGCCGAGCTTGAGAAACCAATCGTGCCAGGGCTGGCTGATTTGGTAGTTGCCAGCACGCGCCTTGTCTTCATCGAAGATTGGGTAGTAGAAGGGTGGCGCTGCATACAAAGCCATTACAGCACCCCAGGCTGCAACTCAAGTTCAACTGCGGTGAGGCGGCACGGAGTTGGGGAGGCATGCCGGAAATGATAGAATCGCTTGGTGAACGAACCGCAGTTGGTTATTGTGGGGCGGGCCTGGCTAAGGTCGAACTCGCGCCAGTTGGTCCAGCGGCTGGCGGTCTGATCGTAGTCGTTGTTGCGGACCTGCAAGACACCGCCGGGCTGCTGGTCGGCGACAACGTGCATGCGGGCGAGGTGCTTGGCCACACGGATATTGCCGTCGAATTGAGGGCAGTAGATATCCATCGTGATGGGGGTAGAAACGTCGAGGTAGACCGTCTGGTCAAGAACGTAGATCTTCCCGTTGGTGGCATGCTGCAGGCGGGTGACTCCGTTGACGACCGTGGCCGCGACGAAGGGAAAGTACGTCGTGCCGAGGGCCTGCCAATAGGACCAAAACTTGGAAGTGATGTCGTAGACCAGACTGACGCCAGCGACGAAGTCGGTGATGCAGTAGAAGGAGTGGCCAGCCACCGAGAAAGAGATGCCGTGCGTTGGCGTGACTGCGGATAGGACGCGACGTACAGCTGGTGTAGCTATCTCGACCGCCTTCATCTTTTCCATGAGGTAGACGCTGCGCAAGCCGGATTCGGTCACACTGACCCACAAGACGGAGCCGTCGATGGACTGAACAGTGCGGCCGTCGAGGCAGCCAACGTTGAGCTGCAGACCCTCGACGCGCTCGAGTGGGGAGCCTGGGGTATTGCCGGCGTCACGGAAGAACTCAGTGGTAGTTGACTTAAACGCAACGATGTAGGTGAGCTGGCGCTCGAGGCTAATCGCAGAATCCTGCTCGACGTACACGTACAGGAAGTTGAGCGGATTCCACGAGGTTGGCTCGTTGAAGTCGGCCCCGATGAGCTTGCGCTGCACCGTGAAAAAGTACACGGAGTTGTTGAGGACCGTGATGCCGTGGACCCAGTGGCGAATGCTGGAGGCGCTCGAGAAGCCTTCGCGAATTGCAGGGCCGCCGACGGCCAAGGTGAGTGCGGCGGCAGCGTTTGTCGCTGTGGCGTTGGCAGTCATAGTGAACTGCGTCGCGGAGTCGATGCTCTGGATCAGCGTGTTTGCCGGGATGCTGGCGTGCGTAATCGCAGTGTATTCGGTGAGGCCGGTCGTGCTGGCGACAGTCGCGGTGGGCGAACCCAGGGTAATGCTAGCGGTGATTGAGGAGGCGTCAAGCGATTTCGGCTGAAGCGTTGTGCTGATAAACCAGTTGAAGCCGTTTTGATACACCAGCACATCGTCAGTCGGGTCGTTACTGGTCGGTGCGGTGGCAAAATGGAAGAAGCGGGTGAGCGGTTCGCTGCTTGGGTAGGACTCGATCGTTGTGCCAGCTGCGCCATCGTAGTGGATCTTGGCGGTTGCCGTTCCGCCGCTGACGGTGTAGAATATCGAGTAATTCTCGAACATTCCCGCACCGAGGCCGGACAAGGTGTACAGCTCAGTAAGGCCTGGCCGCTTGACCACGCGCAGCACGCCATCCTCGCCCATCTCCACATAGCCGTTGATCAGGCGGGAGTCGGTCTCGACGGACGTCTGGCGTTGGTTAGGGACACCCACCAAAGGAAGGCGCGGAGGGAGGGTTAACTCCTTGGGGGCATCGCGCGTATAATCGGCCATTTATGCGCCCCTATTAACGAAACCTGCTCGGCCGCATGCCCGAAGTGATCGGGTCGATCTGCCAGCGGGTGGGCGCGTCCTCGACATCCCAGTCCTCGAGCAGGTCGCGATAGTACAGGGATTTGGCCTGGCAGCGCTCCATGATGGGGAGGGGTTGGCCGGTGGCCAACTCGTCGGCGAGGGCCCAGCGCAGCGCCAGAAACCACTCGATGGGGAAGGACATCGTCTCGTCGAGTTCGGTCGGGGCCAGCGCTTGCGCCTGGATAAGGAGCTTGACTGTGCCGAGAGCGGCGGTGGCGTTGGGGACCTGCCAAAATTTGACGACGAGGTTCGCGGCCTGCTTGTCGACGAAGTAGCTGTTGATGGCACCCTGCGCGGTGAGGTTGCCCAGGCGCTGATACTCGTTCCACGACAGCGGCCAGATCGGATATTGCGTGCTGTCGGCGCGGACAAACCAGCCCTCGATGACACGCATTGGTTTGACTGTGATGATGGCGCCAGCTGGACCGAGGGTATATGATGCGAGGCCGGCGGTCAGAGTAATGCTCTGCGTCGTGTTGAGCCAGAGCTTCAACCCCTGCGTTTGCCAGGTGTTGATCAGGTCGGTCAGGCGGCCCATCGCGTCGGCGATGACTTCGCCTGTAGGGGTGTCGCCGATCTGGAGGCGCCCGCAATCCCGCAGCGCCTGGGTGATGAGACGAGATGGCGTATTGAGGGATGCGGGGCCGGCCATTAGAAGCTCACCTTCGTCATCTCAAGGATGATGTTGTAGGCCAAAACGCCTGACGCCCAGCCGAGCGTTGTCAGGTAGATGTCGCCGGTAACGCCGGCGCCTGCGTTGTTCTGCAGACCGCCGAAGCACTTCGCCTCGACTTCGTCGTAGCCGGTGAGGGCAGCGAACGTCACCGGGGCTGTTGCATCCCAGTCTAGCACGACGATAAGGCCGGGCGAGATCAGGTGGCGGATGGTGTCCACGCGAACCTTGGTGGGCGCCGGGCCGAGCCCGGAAACGTCCACCTTGATTGTACGCGACTCGTTGCTGGTGTCCAGCACGCCGGTAAGGAGGATGACGACATTGCGGTCCCCGTCAATGAGCGTTTGTGTGGTGACTGCGTTTGCCATAGCAGCCCCCGATTAACGCTCTTGCGCGACGAAGATGTAGTCGATGGACAGCGTCTTCGCAACGGCCTCGCCGTTCTTCAGGCCGAAGCTGACGGTCAACTCGGTGTCTGGCAGGTAGTCGGTCACGGTCGCGGTCAGGTCAACGCTGCTGAGCTGCGCGCCGTCCTTCCACAGAGTAACGTAGCGGCGGCCGTCGTAGGCCCATGCGAGCTCGGTCCAGGTGTCCGCCGTTAGCGTCGTGACTGCGGAAGAGGTGAGCTGACCGGTGGTCGCATTCTTCTGGACGTAGAAGTTGACATTGGTAGTGCCGTCCTCCTTCATGAAAAAGATGCCGTCAGTCACGCCATCGCCCGCGGTCGAGCTGAGTGGATCGGTGTCGGTGATCATCAGGCCGAAGTAGAACTCACTCTGCGTAGCGTCGCTGATCTTGAAGCGAATCTTGCCGATCTGCTTCTTCGCCGAGTCGGGCAGGAAAGACTCACCGACTTTCTGGAAGAAGTCCAGATCATTGTCGGCGGCGTCGTTGGTGATGAGCAGCACGCCGCCGTGTGCGTCCGTGAGAGCCTCAGTGGCATCGCCGGCACCACCCTCGGTTGTGGTGATAGTCCATTCGGCAGTCGCGAAGGTCTGGAAGTCGTTGAAGTAGGTGACCCAGGTGGTGGGGTCGGGCAAGCCGAGCATGCCGGTGGGAGATGCCTTGACGACGTTAGTGACGCCGTAGGGAAAACGAACGGGGGTACCCATGATAGATCCTTACGTGGTTGTCACGCCCGAAGGCGTAAGGTGGGTCGGGGAGGGACGCTGTACTTCAGGACAGTCGTTTAAGCCTAGGGACCTTCAGCTCCTAAGCTCCCTCATGCGGGTTACGGCCGGTTGCTGCCGACGATGCCGCGCGGGTCGGTGCAGCCGACGGACAGGCGCATGTAGGCCAAGGCCTGCGCATTGCGCGTCGGGAAGTCGTTGTCCTGCGCCAAGTCCGGCCGTTGACGCCAGAACGCCGTCATGCCTTCGGGGCAGTTGGTGCGAACGAACCACGTGCTCGGGAGCGTGAAGAAGTGGTTCATCTTGATGCCCTTGGGGAACGCGGACGTCGCCTTGAGCACGTTGATGTTGTTGTTCGCAGTGTCGGACTGGAGAACAGACTTCAGGATGCGGTTCGCATTGAACCACTCGGCGGTCGAGACATGCAGACTCTGAGGCATCAGAGCGATCCGCAGGCCGCGGTCGTTCTGGAAGTTCATGATCTGAATGCACACGTCCTCGAGCGCCGCCTCGGACAGATCCGCGGAGGGGGTCAGCGCGTTCGAGTACGTGCCGCCGGTCGCCTGCACATGCGCCGTCGAGCACAGGGCCGCACTGTCACCGGTGGTGAAGTAGGTCGTGCTGAAGGCGTTGTTGTACAGGAAAGCGGCGATGGTCTCGACCGTCTGGTTCATCGAGAAGGCGTTGGCCTGGGCGCGACGTGCCCCGACTTCGGCATACAGGTTGTCCTGCATTTCTTCGTAGGTGACCATGTAGCCGAGCGAGTAGGCGATGTGCTGGAACCGGGTGATGATACCCTGCACTTCGCTGTCGAACGTGCCGCCCGAGCCTTCAGGCTTGATGGACGCCAGCCCAAAGCCAGTGACCTGCACATTCTCCTCGTACGCACGAGATGAGGTGTCCCAGTCGTATAGGTCCTCGTACTCGTTCGGATGCGCGTCGTAGACCTGGCCCCAGATCGCTCGTACACCGGGCCAGAGTAGTTTTGGGTGTGAGCCTGTGTTGATAATGCCAGCGGGCATGATTGCTCCTTACTTGCCGGTCACGCCACCGCGGTAGACGTGGTTGTTGATGAGCACAAGCCACTTGGCATAGGCGCCGAAGGCGTTGCCGGGGACTTGCTTGAGGCCGAGCAACTTCACGTCGAGCGTGCTGGTTGAAGCTTCGGTGGTATTGTCGAGCACCCAACCGGACAGGTAGCCACTGTTGGCGGCGGCAACCAAGTTGCAGTTGAGACCGACAGCGGCGGAGGTGAGTGCGGTGCCGGTGCCGATTTCCTGGACTTCGAAGATGATGTTCGGATCGTCCGCGACGAGGACGTAGTACGCCTTCGTCTTGGTCGCCGGGATCACCGTCGTGTTCAGATTGGTCGGATCGACCGACGGGCCGCCGTAGGCCATGCCGCCCATGCCGACGATGCAACCGAGGAATGCCGAGCCGGCGGTGGCCAGCGTGATGGAGGCGACACCATTGCTGTCGGCGTCACCGGCCAGAACGACCGGATCACCGATGGCGAAGGCGTTGCCGTCAGTCGATGGGATGTAGTAGCGACGCGCCTTGCCGTTCCACTGCGCGCCACCAAGGTACTCCACCGGCGCTAGGCCGAATGGGGTATTTGCGTTGGCCATTTAAGACCTCCTGGGTGTGAACATATTGCGATTCTCTCCGCGGGAGTAACGATGACTGGTGTCGTCGCCGCCCTTGGAGAAACCTTTGTCGCCGCGCAGTTGAGCAGCGATTTGCTCGTGACGCTCGGCAACGCCGAGTTCGTCTTCGTCCCACAACTCTTTCTTGATCTTCATCAGGTACAGGAGCGCGCCTGTTCCTTCGCCTTCGCCAGCGGACTGGCTGACCCGCGACCCGAGGTCGGTGTTGCCGTCCCCGTTGTAGTCGTTGGCCAAGCCATACGAGTTCACTTGGACCTCGTCCCGCGTAACGAAGGTGTAGCCGGCCTGCAGAGCCTGCTGGATGCGCTGCGGGTTGCCGCGGAACCAGTGGCAGACATGGCCGGGGATTTCCGGCATGGCGAGCTTCAGGGTAGGAAGTGCCATCGGGGTGCGCTTGGCAGGCGCCTTTTCAGGTGCATTGGCTGGGTTGACTTTGTTGATTTGCTCAGGGGTGGTCATGCGGCTTCTCCGGAGAAGTACTGGGTTGCGTAGTAGGCCTGCCAGGAAGCCTCATCCTTGTAAGCCTTTCCGGGGCCGACAAGCTTGCGTGACCACTCGGCGCAAGCCGCTTTGGCCTCGGCCGGGAGGTCGGTGTAGGTGCGCTCGCGCGCGCCGGCGGCTCCGTTGGAAGGAGAGCCACGGCCACCGCCTACCTTGTTGGCAGGGCGCTGGGCCGGTGCCGGATCAAGGTATTCCTGCATTTCCTCGGTAATCCGCTCGTAGAAGGCCTTGCCGACGAGCTTGGGCTCAGAGGCACGAAGCTCTTCGGCGATGCCCAAAGCCAAGCCACGGAGGCGGGGCTTCTCGGCGAACCAGGTGTTGTCCTTCTGCCACGCCACGAGGTCGGGGTCGAGCGCGGGAGGCGGCGGTGCGGCGGGCTTCGCCACGGGGATTGTCTCCGGGGCTGCTTGCGCCGTCCGAATCTCCGCCAGCTCGTCCTGGATCTTCACCTCGCTGTCCACGTCGCCGGCTTCGCGAGCTTCCTTCAGCTGTTGGACAAGGGCCTTGCGAGCGCGCTCGACCTGTCGCGCGGTGTCCTCCGAGTGGAACTTTTTGAGTTCCTCGATAGCCGCTTGGGAGGTCTCCAGCAGAGTGCGAGTCTCGGCCAAGGAGCGCTTGATGTCAGCGTTCTCGGCACGAAGTTCCTCGCGGTCCTTGCGAAGGATGGGGATGAAGTTCTCGCCGCGAGACACAAAGGTCTCGGCGTCCACCCACTTGGAGAGGTCGCCGCGGAACTCTTCCTGCGGACGCCAGCCCATCTCGCGGGCGGCTTGCTCGATTTCAGCGGGCATCAGCGGTTCTCCTCGTGGTCGATGCGGGCAAAGATGTCCTGGTCGTTGACGATTCGGTAGAGGCGGCCGTCGGCCGGCCCCTTCGTGGCGTAGCCAGTGAACGCAGCAATCAGCACGCGGTCACCGGGCTTGGCCCGAGGCGGTTCGTTAGGCCAGGCAGTTGGCCCGACTTCGACAACCACCGCGCGCTGCTCCATCAGGACTTCGCCCTTGCGGACGGACTCCGGGATGAAAATGAGGGATTCCTTGCGCTCAGGCTCATAGTACTCGACGAGGACAGCACGCCCGAGAGGGGAGACGCCGCTGGTATTCTGGATTGGCTGGTTCATTCGTTTGCTCCGAGGAATTGATCTGGCTCGATGTCGATAAGGGTTTGAAGAACTTCACACTGGCCGACTGCGTTGGCTGTGAGAAGGGCGGTTTGCTCGGACGACGCGGCGGTGAAGCCGGCGTTAGCCCATTGCTCCTTCAGGAGCTCCCGCTGCTGGCGCAAGTATCGGTTCAGCGCCACCGTCACCGGGTGCGTTAACCAGTCGTTGTACTGCTCCAGAATCAACGGGTTTTCTGTCTGGCTCACTTTGCAACTCCATTAGCTTGAGAAGGTGGTCGACCTTACCACGGATAGCTTCGTCGCGCTGTTTCATCATCGCGAGTGCGGTCTGCATGCGAACAATCTCGCGATTGTCGCCGGCATCTTGGGCTTGCGCGAGGAGAAGAACGACCTCGGCTTGCATCTTGACCATTTCGGCCTGGTTGAGGCGGCGGTCCTCGATGAGGGTAGCCACGAACTCCTGTTGGGCGTTTTGCAGCTTGGCCATATCGACCTGCATGCGCATCTCGGCAACCTGGACGCGCGGGTCCTTGGGAGGCGGAGCGTTCGGGTCGATGCCCTTGTAGAACTGCTGCGGGTTCTCGATGCGCAGAGCGCGAAGGAAGTTGGTCTCGACGGCCGCTGGATCGTAACCAGGGACAGTGGCAGCGCGCTGCGCAATTGCGGCAGCACGGCCGAAGCGCTCGCTGTCAGAGACAATGTTGGGGTCGGCGGCTGGGCAGATGCGGTTCGGATCGCCCAGGAACAGATGGCGGTAGCGCACCGGAGCGAAGAAACCGTTGAGGATGTAGAGCTTGCGGAACTCCTCCTTCATGGCACGCCACGTCCGCTTGAAGATGGCGGCGTAGACCTTCATGCCTTGCTCGACCATCGAGCGAGAGGTCTCGGCGGGAGTGTTTTGGCCGGGGTTCTCGCCAACCATCGTCTCGGTTGCGCCGGAGATGCGGTTGGTGTAGTCGATCAGAAGGGATAGGAGAGAGAAAAGTACCTGGGAGGGTTCCCGCACAGGAAGTGGGTAGATAGACTTGCTGAGGTCGTCGCCGGTGGAGTCGACTCGCTTCCACTCAAACGGAGCGAAAGTATATACACCACCACGAATCTTGGCGCCACGCCCCAGGAATCCGCCAGCCCCAATGGCCATTGTCCCAGAATCGATGAGCTGGTTGATAGCCGAGCTGACTGACTCGTTGAGAGGGCCCAGAAGAGTTCCAAAGCCCATGTCGTAGATGGAGCCGTCGGGGGCCGGGATGAAGCCGTACTTGGTGAAGTACTCCGTCGCGCGGATCGAGACAATTTGTTTAGCCCTGTTACGTGAGATGTCTTCGTCGCGCTCCCACCTAGCAACAAGGCGCAGGACGGTGTGGGTCTGGGCTTCGATGGTGACGATGTAGGGCTCTTCGTAGCCGTCGCCGTCGAGGTCGAGCCAGCAATGCTGCTCGAGGGCGGTGAAGGGGGTAGCCGGGGCGTTGAGCGGCGGCTTGGTGCCATCGCGCTTCGGCATGTTGTCAGCGATGGGCTGGGCCGGAGCGGTGAACCAGGTCTCCTTGGTGACGTCGTGATACTTGGCGGAGTCGGCCCGGCAGCCCTCAATGATGTCGTTGCGATGCAGGGGGAAAACGTGAGTCTTCCGGCGGCAAGTCTCGACCGACTTGGCAAAGTAGTCCATGACCAGATCTTGCGCCAGGACGAGTTCGGAGACGTTGTGCATCTCCGGCGCGTCGTAGTAAGACTTCTTGAAGGCACAACCGACGATGGAGTAGTTGAGCAGGAGGCGGTCGGTGCCCTCTTCCCAGGCGGTATCCTCCTCGAGGACCTGGTAGCTCATGTAGCGACCAACCTCGTCGGCGGTCGCCTGCTCCTGCGGGGTAGGCTGGAAGCCGGCGGCCCGGCAGCGCACAACGTCAGTGCCTGAGACGATGGAGGGATAGGCGCGAGCGTGGAACTGCAGGGCGGCGATCGTGACGAGCGGGAATGCGACGTTCGAGCAATTGGGCCAAGGGAAGGTCTTCTCCTGGACAACCTGCATCGCCAGATCCATGCCGGCAGCCGAGCGCTGCTCCCAGGTGTGGCGGGACTTGCGGTCCTCCTGGTAGCCCAGCCAGACGTACTCGCCGATCGAGCGCAGGTCTTCGGGCCCAAACTCGGCGGTGAGATTGGGCGACTTGGCGATCGCTGGAGTGAGCGTGATTGGCGACAGAAGGTTTAGCATTGGCTGAGTTACGCTCGTTACGTGGTGATCGAAGCTTTCGCTGTGATCCCGCCGGCGCCGGCGGTCATTTGTTCGCGAACTCCTGAAAGTAGATACTCTCGTTGTTCGCGCCTTTTAATACCGCTCTTGAAGGTGAAAAGGCATGCCGGCCGCGGCGCGCCGGCCAAGGCCGGCTGTGCGCCTGCGTCCGCCGAACAGCCAAATACAAAAGGCGCGGATAATTGTGCCATTTTGCGCGCCTAATATCCAGTCACTGTAGACCGACCCTGGCCAAAGCGCGGATCGTTCTCGCGCATGTCGCGGTCTTCGTCGGATTCGAAGTCTTCGTCCTCAAGATCCGGCGCCCGGTCGAGCCCGAGGAAGAGCGTGGCGGTCGAGTCGAACTGGTCGTCGAGCTTCGCCTCGCTGACGCCTGTGAACGCCAGGTTCTCGGCCTCGTAGCCGGGGTACCAGGAGGCATCCTTATCGAAAACGACCGCGCCAGCGCGCATCCGCTTTTGATAAGGTCTGCCGCGCGTGGCCTTGTCCTTGACGGGGAGCAAAGGCACGCAGTTGAGCCACTTGTCGCGCAGGCGCATCTCGCGGTAGATCGTCGGGGCAACCGCTTTCCAAATGACACCATCCTCCACGTAGAAGATGTCGGGATCGTAGCGTTCCTGGATCTCGAACATCACGTCGATCCACTCGGCAGTGTCCCACCGGCCGACTCGCTGATCGACGATGCATGTCCGGTTGTAGACGGTCCGTCCACCGACAGTGAAGCTGGTTCGGTTGGCGGAGTCGGCTTTGCTGACGGCGAAGTCGCAGCCGACAGAGTGCGTCTTGTCCGCACGGCGATCAGCTTCAGACATTGCGACGAAGTCTTCCGGACGAAGATAAGCTTCCGCGTTATCTCGAGGATCATTGAGATACTCCTGAGAATAGCCTGCTGCGTCACCGTCAGATATAAACTCATTTTGGATTTCCCGGAGGCGCTCTTCGGAGAACTGTTCGGGCCAGAGGATCTGGGTGAAGTCGTCAAACGAGCGGTGGGCCCGGAAGATGAGTGTCTTCCAGCTTTTCCGGGCTGCGCCGGATTCGCCAGCGACCTTACCGCGGATCACGCGGGCGAGGAGAGCCTCCTCATGCAGAATCGTGCCGTGCATGCGGACCTTGCCGCCCTTGCGCAGGCAGGGCAGGAGGGCCCGGCGGAACCAGCGGCCGAACTTGGTGCGGCGGTCCCGCGATTCAACCTGCTCATCTTCCTCCAGATCGTCACAGATGATGAGGCCAGGACGCTTGCCGCGCCATTTGATGCCGCGCATCTTCTGGCCAGAACCCTTCGCGATGAAGCGGCACTCGTGGCCGTCCTTGAAGCGGACGACGATGTCGGTCTTGGCATCAGTGACAAGCTTATCGACGGCGAAATCCCGCTGGATGTCCTCGTTTTCGCGCAGCTCGGTGGCGATGTCGCCCAAATGCTGGATTGCGAGGTCCTCCGTCGCAGAGACGATCACGATGTAGTCTTCAACGCGGAAGAGGGCGGTCGCCAGGCCGAAATCGTGCGTGAGGGCAGTGCTTTTGGCGTGCCCGCGAGGTGCCGCAACTGCTGCATACGTCACCGGCTCGCAGTACAGCGACCAGCAGTCGCGGTGAAGCTGCGGAGTTGGGACCGGAGAATCGTACATCGGCGACAAGTAGACGCCGGCGAACGACTCGATCAGGTCTGGGGTGAGGGCGACGGCGGTCACTTGGAGGCTTCGGGGGGAGCTTCGCTGGAGGGCATCTTCACATCGCGAGCGGCTTCGATGCCGCGCTGGCCGATGTTGGCGAAAGCGAAGATGCCGTAAAGAAATGTCTGGAAGTTGACCCAGGCATCGCCAGAGATAGTACCAGTGCGGGCAAGCCAGGTCGAGACGACTGTGAGGCCGACCGCTGAAAGCCAGCGGCGACCGCCAAGAGCGTCAAAGGGGAAAGACTTCGCGGTGGTCACAGGGCGTCAGGGAGGACGGGGAGAAGGGTAGCTTGCCGCAAAATCTGGCCGTCGGACAGGGTGGCTGCGACGGTAACCTGGTAAACGACGCCGGCGGTCCCGCCTGCGGCAGTCAGCGTGACTTGTGTGCCGGAATTTGACGTGCTTCCGAGCGTCAGCGTAGAGGTGGCGCCGGTGTAGACGGCCTGCGAAGCCGCCGACGACGAGATTGTCACGCCCGAGGCCATCTTGCCAACGAAGTCAAACGTCAGCTTGCGTGTTTCGCTGACGTCTTTGGGCAGTGACTCGAAAACGCTCATGGTGCTTTTGCCAGTCCAAGTTTGGCTTTCAAGCCTTCCCAGAAAGCGAGGACGCTGAACGCCAGTGCGCCGCCGACACCCCACTTAAGCATGTGCATAAACAGTTCGCTTTTGCGCTGCTCCGCCCTGATGAAGGAGCGGTGGAGCAGTTTCAAATGCGCGACCTCGTCGGGCGTTGGCAAAGTCCCGACGATGGACTCGACTTCCTTCTTGGCGGTGTGCTCCATCACAGACACTGCACGTTCTTCCATTGCCACCAGCGCAGCACGCATTTCGACAAGTTGCCGCTGGTGACTTTCCAGTTTTGCCCGTACATCCGCGAGATCCTCGGCATAGTTCAAGGCATTTCGCCAGGGTTTACCAGCGCCAGGACTGATTGAATTACAACGCTATTGCAGTCATGACGCATTTCGATCCAGCCAGCGTCGTCTACTTTAAGCTCGAGCTGCCAAACGCCGGCATCCCAGGGGCCGACTGGGCGAGTGATCTGACGGTTTGGGGCGTCAATCCGGTCAACCCAGGTAACATCAGATGCCTGCTGCCCGGCCGGCGCGCGAAAGCCAATCACGCTGAGGTATTCACAATACTTGTGTTTGTAGCCTTTGAGATGAAATCTTGCGTAGGTGTCGGTACGCTCGAGAAGGACGGGGTTCACAGTCAGAACGGGCTTGGCGCGTTCCTGAGCTTCTAGCAACGAGTTGCGCCATGCTGTGTACTCGACCTGCATCGGTGGGATGAGCAGCAAGCCGAGAACAAGGCCCGCAACGACCTGCCAATGCGGTGGCGCGTGGTAGCATGTCTGGAGGCGCATGCGTACTAGCAGTAGGTGTGATTAAGACAGCCCGTACCTGAATGCGCTGCCGTTAGTCGCTGTTCCTGTCGGCGTCAGGGCTGTGCCGGCAGTGGTACGCGGGTCGCCGAGCATCACGTTGACAGAGTTTGTCCAATCAATTGCAAAAGCGCTTGCGTTTCCGTTCTCTACGACAACATCAAAGATTTTAATATTGCTGATATTGGCGCTGTTCAGCGCCAAAAGCGTCGCCCCGTTCCGAGTCATTGACCCTGATGTTTTGCTGACGATATGCGCTCGGCCGATTGTGCCGCCCGCAGCATTTAACAAGGTTAGGTCAACATTTGCAGAATCGTTACCAGTTCGTCGATTGCCACTGCCGATGGCGCTGAACGCCCCAACGCACAAATCGGTGAAGTTGTAAAGGTAGACACCTGAGTAGCAATCCCTGGCGCTATAAGAGCCGATGTGCAGTCCGTTGATATAACGAACAGACGCGCCAAGATTGGTGGCGCTCAACGTCTTGCCGCCGATAGTGTCGCATTGAACAGACCCGATGCGAATATCCTGCAAGTCTTGCGAGTTGGAGTCGCTTCCTGTAATAATGACCGCGGGGCCGCGGCAGGTCCAGATTGTGACAGTCGCAGTAGTCAATCCATCATTGTCAATTACCCAGGGGCGAGCCGTTGGAGTTGCGTAGTTGTAGACCCAGATGCGTCGATTGGTGGCGTCAATGCTCCAGATAGCTAGCCGCACATCGAGCCCGCCGGTAACGTCCTGCAAGAACACCCCGTAGCCGATGTCCAGTGTGGTCATATCCGTGCCGACCGGGAGGTCAATGGACTGCATCAAGGCGCCCGACACGTAACCAGTGGCATTTAGGATAAGCGGAAGTTGCGACGTACCCGAACCGAGCGTGCTGTTGGCGAACGTGTAGAGCTTGCCTCTGGCCTGGACCGAGTCAATAGAAATGCCGCGCAGCCCGTTAAACAGCCCCACCGGGACACCTACGTTTTCACAGACGATACTGCTGTAGGTGATTCCACCAGACCTGACGCCGGTGGAAATATTCCCGTTTAAGTGGACACCCAGCCCTGGGCATCCTTTTACGCGAACCTTGCCGATCTGCACCCGGCTCATATTGTCGTACACGACAAAGAAGCCGCTGTTTAGTTGGTCGCTCTGAACTTGGTAGGCTTTCCAACCATCTGAGTCAACTTCAATATCGTCTATCTGCACATCGGCAATCGCGCTTGATGGGCTGTCGCCGTGATAGTGGATTCCACGATAGCCGTTGCGATACGTGCGGACATTGTTGATCCGCACTTTTCCGACGTTTGTTGTTCCAACTTCGCCGTGATAATGTGCATTAGTTAAAAGAAGGCCAGACGTCTCAACGTCTTGGCAGTTTTCGGTACGAATGCAGTTGCGAATAGCGTCAGTGCTGGCAAACTCGAACGGCGACAAAACCGCATTGCCATCAAGCGTCGCTCTACCCCACGGCGCAATAATACGAGTATTGATGATTCCAGAGCGCCGGATGATATTGTGAGCGTAGTGGAATGTAAGCGTTACGGTGCCTGATGCTGTGGCGTTTGCGTCCAGCATAAATCGAGTTCCGTCGGTTACAGAAGAAATCCGAGCCGCAACAGGAATTCCCGTACCAACGACATAGTGCGCCTTGTAATACGATGTTTTGATGCTGCTAGTGGTGCCGTCAACCACAGTGACATTTGGAGATCCGCTCACGGTCGTGCAAGTCAGCGTAAACGGATCGGGGCGAGTGATCGTCACGCCAGGAGAAAGGATGATAGCAGTATTGTTCGCCATCAAAATTTCGTCATCCAAAATCCACGGCGTAGTGGATGGCGGGAACAGCACCGTGCCGCCACCGGCCGCAGATAACGTTCTCAGGTATCCACTTATGTCGGCGGCTGCCGCGCTGCCGGGCGCGCCCATGACTTTCCAAGCCTTTGACGGCGGCGTATCTTCATGAAAGACGGGCAGTACACGCAAAACAGAGTTTACGCCTTCGTTCCTCTCCACAGACAGCACGCGGAAGTCGCCGGCCGAGGCGTTAAAGCTCGTTGAGTCGAGGTAGATTCCACTGACCGAGCCGGCCGGGGAAGCCGCGACGAAGTTAGCGTAGCTGCCAGCGAGCGTGCCCAGGATGGCAGTATTGTCGGCCTGGATCTCATAGACGGTGCGCGGATCGTCGTTGACCAGGACGACGTAGTCGCGGGCCTTCGTGGCCGGAATCGACATTGAATCAGTGCCGATTTGGGCGGGGGCCATCCCTACGATCACGCCACGAATGCGGTCGCCAGAGGCAGCCTTGGTGACGCCCGGCAGCCCTTGCGTCGGGCGGCCGTCAGGCAGGCGACCCTGGAAGATCACATCGGTCGACTTGACCGGATCGCCGATGCCGTAGGCGTTCGTATCCGATGAGCGGATGATGTACTCGCGCGTCTGGCCGACGTGCTTCTGGCTGACCGACAGGCCAAACGGTGCGAGCGAAGCCATTTACTTGCCCCCGGCCATGTTGTAGCGCATGCGAGTGGGGCGGGCTGGTGTCGGCGGTGCTTCGGCGGGGCCGGGGGATGCTTCCTTCGCGCGCGGGCCCTTGCGGTTGCCAGAGACGGCGATCGGGGCCTTGGGGTCGCCCCAGGGGTTCGGCTGAACTTTTGCGTTGGTGGCCACGGCGGTAAGCTCCTGAAGAAGAAACGACTGCCGAAGCAGTCGCGGAAGGCTAGGCGTCCGGATTTTGTTGTGGGACCGCCGACCGAAGGTCGGCTGCCTCATACACAAGCTTCGCGTCGGACACGCCCTGGCGAGCGCCGCCCTGCAAACGCAGCAAACGTTCGGCAAGCGCGGGCAAGTACTCGGCTGGGTTGGGGGCTGCAGGAGCTGGTGCGTTGCCGCCAAGGCCCAGGCTCTTTGCGCCCAGGTCGGCGGCTCGGAGGGCCAGCTGCTCGCTCACCTGGTCGGCCGGCTTGGACAGCTTCTCCTGCAGCACGCGCAGGCTTTGTTCCGTCAACGCCTTGAAGCGTTCGCGCAGCGTGAGTTGCAGCTCGGGGTCGAGCATCTCGGCCTGAAGGCTGGCGTAATGCGCCTGAAACGCATCGCAGGTGATGATCGTGGAGATCCAGCCGGGGGACCGGCCGAAGTATGCCGCGAGGTCATTCTGGTGCATCCAGGGATTCTCGAGCAGCAGCCGCGCCATTGCGTCGTGGGAGTAGCGGACCTTGGCGGGGGGCCGGACGCTGGGGTAGCTTCCGCGCCCGATCATCTCGGTAGCGGTCTTCCGACCCTCGGCGGCCATGTTCGCCAGCATCGCGTCCACGTCAATCGGGGTATGGCGCCTGGCGGCGACCTCGGCGGCGAAAGCGTCGGCGGAGGGCGGGAGCTGTGGTGCGGGCATGGCCGGATTATATGGGCGCGCAGTATAAAAGTCAAGCTAGAAAAGCGTAACATTTTGTAACACAGTACGAGCGCACAAAACTAAAATTATTCGCGCTTACATTGAAAGTCAAACGCAAAATGTAGGTGGGGCACTAATCCAAGAGTAAATTTTCTCGTTTGCCCCCCACCCACCCCCAGACGCACCCACGCGCGCGCCTGCACCCGGGGGCGCCTTACGTGCGTGCAGGCGTGCGTTGTCGCGCAGGCGTGCGATACTGCGCGTGACACGCAGCGCGCGCATGCACCATGCGCATCGGACAGATGTAACTGTTTGTAATACCGATTGACGTGGCGATCGAAGACGCCGATTATTCATCCATCGCAGCAACAACCCGACCGACACCGACACCGACACCACAGCACCATACCCGCATATAGGGTTATCCTGGGGTTGACGTGGCACCGGCGGGCGTGCGATGATGCGATAACGGTAGCGATACCGATGCGAGCTAGGCGCCATTGCGGTGTCCGAGGCGGCTATCTTTAACAATTCAACATAGGTTTCCGTATCGTGCGGATTGTCCCCCCGAGCGCCGCGCATCCCGCGCGGGCCGAACGGAGAGATGATATGGCAACGAAACAAGCTTACCGCGACGACGACTATCCCAGCGCGATTGATACGCCAGCCCAGCATACCGTGCGGCTGCGCATCAAAGGGCTGAAAGCCGTTTATGGTGAGGATGGCGTGTTTGAGTTGTCGGGCGCTCAACAGCGTCTGATCGATCACGCTGCCCTGGCCGAAGCATTGGGCGCCACGCAAGATCCCGAACTCACCGACAAGGTGCTCGCCACCGTGTTCAAGTTCGATATGGTCCGGCTGCTGACCGAACGCGTCGAAGTGTAATTCCCCCGACTGAAGGCGATAATCATGCTGACACATGAGGAACTGGTTTTGTGGGCAATACGTGGATTAACGCAGCAATGCCTTGATCTGCTGGTGAAAACGCCTGACGAGATCAACAGCGCAAAAGTGCGGCTGCGAGCACAAAGCCTGCAGGTGTGCCTACGCAAGCTGGACGATCTTGTCGCGGAAGGACTGGCGTATGGGCTGGTCAGGGAGCAACTGCCAAAAGCGATTGGTAGGATGGCAGACCTTCCGCGATAACCCGATGGCAGGGGCAACCCTGCCCGCTCGGGAGGGCAACCCTGCCCGATATGGAGAGCAACATGGCAAACGAAACGAAGAAGCGCGTCAACCCCATCAAGTGGGAAGTGATGTACGATGGCAGCATCCGCGGGTATTGCGCCCTGGGTGAACGCAAGTTTCACCCGAGGGAAGCATCCCTCGAATGCAATTCCGTGGCCACGCTCAAGGGGTGGAAATCCACGTTCGAGGACGCGGGCGCGAAGTCGACCGATAAGATCACCGGCAAACCGCCCACGCTCGAAGAGCGCTGGTCGGCCATCGTGGAGATCATGACGCATTATGCCGACAAGTCGGTTGTTGTCTGGGGCCGCAAGGCCGCGGGCGGTGAGCGGGCTGGCGGGGATGCTGGGCTGACGTTGATGGCCCTGATGCGCGTGAAGGGCGTGGATCTGGCGGGTGCCGAGGCTATCATCAAGAAGATGATGGACAAGCACAATGTCGAGCGGAAGGATGTCCTCGCGAATCTGGGCAAGAACGAAGCCATCATCCGGGCGATCGCCGACATCAAGGCGGAGCGCGCGGCGGCATCCCGCGTCAATGCGGCGGATATGCTGGATGAGCTGGATGACGAGGACGACGGCGAGGACGGCGATGCAGACGAGGGCGACGAGCCCGAGGAGGAAGCGCCAATGTGACAGAATGGGGCCTTCGGGCCCTGGGGGACAATCCGCACGATACGCGAAGGGCGACTTTTGGGGATTCGTAACAATTCCCGTTACAGTCCCCCAATTTCTGTAACATTTAGCCGGCAGTTGTTGCTTTCCCGCAACAAGCGCGGCCGAGCTCCCCGTTTTGCTGGGCGGAAACGTGGGCAGATGGGACGGCGTGGGCAGCACTACACCACGCCGTCCCCGCCGTCGTACCCATCGCACCACAAGCTAACTCGTTGATTCATAACGCTTTTTTCCAAAAGTCACCCTTACACTTACAGCACTACTCACCATAACACATGGGGGGTTCCCAAGGGTGTTCCAGGGGAAATCCTTTATGATTCATTATTATTGTAGTTAATTTTTTTTTTGTAACTGTTTGTAACATACACCCTTATAAATCCCCGCTTGAAACC